ATTGCCATCTTAGCAGTTGTTCCACTTCCCATAAAACAATCGTAAACTAAATCGTTTTTATTTGACCAACTTATTATATGGTCATTTGCTAATTGTTCTGGAAATACGGCTGGGTGCTTTGACCGAGTAGTTGAAAAAATCCAAGTATTGGACTTAATTTTTTTATCCTTTACAGTATGTTTTTTCATCTTTTTATATCTGTCATCTCTAAAACTTCCATCTGTTTTTGTCTGTTTTGCTCTTGCTTTCTTTCCTTTATGTATGCAGTCAATCATAATGTAATTGCAAGTTTTGGGTTTACCTTTGCTAAATACAAACATATACTCAAAGTCTTGATAGTATCTATTAAGTCTTGGGTCTCTCGGAACTATTTTATTTTTTTGCCAAATCATTGTATCGTGAATATTAAACCCTATTTCTTTAAAATATAATGCTTGTTTAAAACTTGTTCCAGTTTCACTTCCTTTGATTGTAGCATCACCAACTACCCAAACAACTACACCACCTTCTTTTGTAACTCTATAAAGTTCTTTTGCTATACTCTCAAAATCAAAACTATATCCGTTGTATGTTCTTAGATTGTCATAAGGTGGAGATGTTACTGTTAAGTCTATAAAGTTATCTTTCATTCTTGCCATTGTATCAAGGCAGTTTTCATTATAAAGTTTATTTGTTTTTATTTCCATATTCTTAAAATTAAAAAGGCTGCCATAACTTAATACAACAGCCTTAACCAAACCAATTATTGTCTTTTAAAAAGGTAATCCACTTGCTTCTTGCTTCACCTCTTTTGTTTCTTCAGTTCTTTGCATTGGAAATTTTAGGTTACCAATGTACACAGCTTTTTCTCCAGCTTCACGTTGTTCTTTTGTTTGGCTGATTTGAATACTTGCATTGTTTCCATATTGGTCGGCTTCATCATTTAGCCATACGACCACGTTTAAGTATTTAGCACCATTGTCAAAAGGTTTACCTTCCTTATTAGTGCTTACAATTTTTGTCTTGTCTATCTTTGTTAGGTTAATAGAACCATTTAGCATTTTACCCATAGTTTTTAGTTTAAATTATTTAATTAATTGAGTACCTTAAAGATAAGGCTTTTATTATTTACTTTGCTTAAATACGGAATATTTATTTTCATACAATCCTAATAAGATGTTTACTTGATTGCGTAATCTAATCCTATTTGTAGAATCTTGCATTTGCCCATTTATTTCGCTTTTAAGCCATTTCTTAATTGCTGACAGCTTTGTGTTTAACTCCAAGTAAAACTGCTTTGTGTGCTTGTCTCTTGGTGTTTGCTTTAATCCTTACATAAATTCCAAATAACTATCACCGTAGATTCGTTTTATGCCTTGTATGTAGTTCATTGCATCTCCACTTTTAAAATGATTGCTTTCAAATGATTGGATGTGTATGTTGTGCAGATTGAATCTTATCTGACTGCTTCCACCTGCG